ACTCACAGCAAAACTCAAATAACACAAACTGTAAATTTGTATAACGTAGGTTCGATTCCTACCTTCCCTACTTTTCTGTAGTTCTTTATTTGTGTGTATATTTGATGTATTATGAGAAAAGATTCGCATTATAGACACAAGTATCATCATCAACAACAATTAATGGCTAGAAAACAATCTACAGTAATTGATTTTTCTGATACAAATTGCCTTATTGACAATATGGTAACAATGATAAATCCTACTGAACAGCTTACAGAACATACTATGGTGGAAAAAACCGTTTTTAATGATTGTGAAATTGATGATATTATTAATTCAAAAAAATCAAGTACAGCAATTAAAATACTTGCTACAGGATATAATAAACAAGAGAATCAACCAAGTATTAATTTGAGAAAAAAGAAAAAACTTGATAACTTTGAATTACGTAAAGATATTGTACATAATGAAAAAAATCTTACTTTAGAGTACAATATTTATTTACGAGATATAAAAATTGGTGTTATTAAACCATATTTTATATCTGATAAAGAACATGTTTATACTAGTGATGTGCGAGTATTTTTTATATCTAAATTTCCATCTGTTATTACTAATATAAGTGATTCAAATATCGATATGTTGTTAAAACGTCTTAAAACTAATATTGAAATGATACGTGATTTTATTCGTTTATTTGAATCTGATTAAACAAAATATTGATTTTCAATATAATATATAACAATATTATGTAATTGTGAAAAATAAAATACAATTATTAAACTTTTTAGATCATGGAAATACGTGCGTATATAGTTGAGCGAGTTAAAAAAAATTCATTACCAATTGACATTGATCAGTGTCTTGATACAATTAAATCATATAGATTAGTTTATCCAGATGTTAATGATGAAAAACTTTTCTTTTATTACATTTTAAATAGAGTTGGTAGTATTTTATCAGCGATTGATATGGAGCAAGCTGAGCATCTTGGTTGGCTTCGTGTTAGAGGACGTGATTCAATTACATTCTATGAATTTGAAGAAGAAGAAGATTACTATGCATGGCTTGCAGTACGTCCATTTTTTTATAAAAATATTAAAGATTACGATGATATTCGTATCTTGAATTTCCTTGATTTAAGTATCATTAATTATATTCATGACATTGAATCAAAACGTACCTATCATCTAATCAAACCAGCTACACCAAATGATGTAAAAATTATACAAAAAACTGGATATGGTACAGATCAGATATCAAGTAAGAAATGGACATTCTTACGTCGTTTAATGAATATTCTCTTAAACAGAAAAGTAGGGCGTAACGATAAGCAGTCTTTTATTAAATATATGGCTGCACAATTCACAAACGGTTACATATTTATTCCAGAAGCATCATAAATTAAAATATTTTTACTATATTCGTGACATGTTATTAATAGGAGACGTTCACGGTAAAGTCGATCAGTATTTTAAATTGATTGAAAACTATAATGGTAAATCTGTTCAAGTCGGTGATTTTGGATTTAAGAAACACCATGATAAATTAATAGATAATCTGTCTATCAATAAAGACGATCACAAAATTTTATTTGGTAATCATGATTATTATCCATATGTTAATGCTCAACATAGTATTGGTGATTATGGAATGCATGAAGGTATGTTTTGTGTTCGTGGCGCAAAATCAATTGATCAACACAGACGTACTGAAGGTCTTGATTGGTTTCCTGAAGAAGAACTCACTTATCGTCAATTTGGTGAAATGATTGATATGTATGAACAATTAAAACCTGATATTGTTGTATCACATACTTGCCCAACAAGTGTAGCTCAATCTCTTTACGGTTATTATAATACAGGTAAAGCTGCTGACCGTTCGATTACATCTGATTCATTAGATGTAATGTTTGAAATACATAAACCTAAAATATGGGTATTTGGACACCATCATAAGAGTAAAGATATTACAATAATGGACACACGTTTTATATGTCTTGAAGAATTAGAAACTGTTGAACTTAAAACACTTTTAAATGAATAAGCAAGAACTAATCAAATTTACAAAAAATCTTCGTGCGTTTGATGCACTATATGTGTATGCTGCCAAATTAAGACTCATTAATGAATTTTTTACTAAAGAGAATCTTAATGCATGTGTTTTAGGATTGTCTGGCGGTGTAGATTCAAGTCTCGTATACAAAATGTTTCTTGATGCATCAAAACAACCTGGAAGTCCTTTAAAATGTGTTATGGGTTGTTTTATGCCTATTTATTCAAATGGTATAACTGGTCAAGATAGTGCATTAATGCATGTTGGTGAATTAATAAATGTGTGTCGTTTCTCAGATGCATTCCAATTCAGAATGATAGATCTCAGTGAAGCATCAAAAGCATATAACACCGTTGTAGTACGTGATACAAAGGATTCAAATTGGTTACAAGGCCAAATAGATTCTATTGTACGTACACCAGCTCTTTACGGAATGGCTGCAAAATTACAGCATGAAGGATTTAAATCAATAGTTATCGGTACAACAAACCGTGATGAAGGTGCATATATTGGATTTTTCGGAAAAGCAAGTGATGGTATGGTTGATCTTCAACCAATTGGTGATTTGCATAAATCAGAAGTTTACGCTCTTGCTGAACTCTGTGGAGTTCCACAATCGATCATTAATCGTAAACCTATGGGCGATGTTCATGATGCAAAAACAGATGAAGAAATGATTGGTGCACCATATGAAATATTAGAAGCTTATACAATCCTTTTAGAGCTTGGTTTGCATGATCAAATTCAAAATCTTTACTTGAATCCTGAATTTAAAACGTATATCGATAATATCGAAAAGATTCACAAACATAATGCACATAAATATAAAGTTGGATCTCCAGCTCGATACATTGACGTCATGGAACGTAATGTGTAATTTTTTTACTATATTTACAGTATAAAATATTGATTATGTTTTCATTCTTCAAAAAAAAACGTGTATTTGCTGAATTAGTACCACAAGTTTATTTCAGACATACTTACAATTGTAATACGTTGCAGAAAGAAGATTTTATAAACGGATTTGGAATTAATACAAATCTTCTACGTAAAGTTATTGATGCTAAAGGTATCAAACGTATCAAACGTGAGCAATATGATAATCGTATTGGATACTACATTACTGGTGAAAAAATTAACACAAGAATTCATCCTTTGCATTCAAAACGATTATTGAATACAAAAACGGGAAAGCGCTACGTCATTGATACAATTACTTACTGTCATTGGTATGGTGAATATGTTTCTTTAATGGTTCGCGTAGAAGGAAGTAAATCTCATAAAGAGGTATTATGGGAAAACATTTCATGTCATTATGAGGATTTTGTAAATGATATTGAAGAAAACAGAAAACTTTATACACTCATTGATGTGGTAGAATTACACAATTATTAAAACATTATGAAAAAATATGTAATTGGTGACATCCACGGAGGTTATCGTGCACTTAAAGATTTATTAGAAACTATTCAATTCAACTATGAAGATGATCAACTAATATCATTAGGTGATGTATGTGATGGATGGTCAGAGACACCAGAAGCTATTGATTTATTAATGAGTATAAAAAACTTAATATACATCAAAGGAAATCACGATGAATGGTCGCAAGAATATTTAGGTCAACCAATTCGTTTTCATGATGATTATCAACGTTCTTGGTTACATCACGGTGGTCGTGCAACAGTAGAAGCTTACGAACGTGTTGGGTCAGTTAAAATGAAGGAACATATTCAGTTTCTTAAAAATGCACAATTGTATCATATTGATTCACAAAATAATCTATTTGTGCATGCTGGTTTTACAGAATCATTTATTCCTGGTACACAAGAGATTGACACAGTTCACAAACACATTCTTCAAGAATTGTATTGGGATCGTACGTTTTGGAATAAGGCATACAATGGTAAGCATCCAGGTAAAATGTTTAACAAAGTTTTTATAGGTCATACACCAACACTTAATTATCCAAATTCAAATCAAGAACACTTTGTACCTATGACTCGTGGAAATGTTATTAATATGGACACGGGTGCAGCATTTACTGGTAAACTATCGATAATGAATATTGATACTGGTGAAGTGTTTCAATCAGAGAAACGTGTTATGGAATACTATCCGTATGAATTTGGGCGCAATCAAACAGCTTTTGGTCGTTATAAAAAAACTGAAGAATAAATTAGTAAATACTTTCACATGTCATAATTAATGTGTATATTTACAACTCTAAAACATGATTAACGAATACACATTATTATGAAAGTATTAACTAAGGACACTGTATGGCTCGCTGTAGAATTGCTGATTCATACAAATCAAACAACAACAACACTTGAAGTTAAAGAATTGCTTCGAAAATTGAATTATCGTGCTGAACAAAAGCAGGTATCCGATTTTATGAATGAACTCTATGATGATCTCACTGGACTAGAAAAAACAAATAGTTCAGATGGTCGTTATCAAATATATAGTTTTGATGAGGATTACATCTATGCAGAAGACGAATTAACGGCAAGCACAGCAACTCCATCTGTTGCAACAGGTGCACCAATTCTTCAAACACTTGTACAAACTGCAATTGCTTCACGTGATCCTGAATTTGTTCATTACACTGAGAACGCAATGATCACAGGAACAACTGACACTGATAAATGGGTTGGATATAGTCCAAAAGCTACAGAGTACCATGTATATCACCAAGATTTAAGTCGTGATCAAGTACGTTCACGTTACGCATCATTATTAAACATTCCGATCCAGCAAGTACGTGCTTGTCGTGTGAAGAATTACGAGATGGTATAAAACATAACAATATTTAAACAAATGCGAAATCCACTGGTATAATCAGTGGATTTTTTTTATTATGTATAGACCAATAATCGAGATTAAAGAATACAAAGGATATCTCATTCTCAAACTTATAACAAAGAGTCATAACCTACGTACAGTAGGTGTGGGGTGTATGTTATCAAATATTAAGACAACAGATATCGGAATATCTGAAGAAGCTTATAAAGTGCTTTATACACATATTGGAAATACATATGCAAATCCAGCATTAGAGGTTATTTCGCCATCTAAAATGTGGTGGGCGAGTCAAGATGGTTTAATAATAGATCCATCTACACAGGTTAATATTTTTGCAATACCTAATAAAACTGTATGTGACAATAAAATTGACGAAAAAATTAAAACACTCATCGATTATGAAACAAAAGATTAAATCATTTATTTATACGGTTTCTATACCGTTTCTCAATTTTGCAGATACTTTTTGCTATAGTAACCATGGATTATACGGTCTTGGTTGTATAGCACACTTTTCATTTAGGATTTTTATAGCTATCAATAGTTTAGCATATCATATATAAGAACAACAGGTATTTATAAGATGAACTTCAATCAGATCAAATCATTTTACACGACAACAGAACAGCAGTTTTTATTGCGTCCAAATTTCAATTTCACTATGCGATTGAATGAAGATTCAATGTATGTTCCAAGGTTTACAATCAAGAATGATTCAATATTCTCTGATGTTCCAACAAATACACCCATGAAAATGTCGGCGCAATTAATTGCAAAGGCTATTCAATATGGAATGATTTTACAAATCGATTACAAGGGCGAAGAAGATACAAACTTTTCAGGTCACGAACGTGTCATTTATCCAATGGTTTTAGGACAATCAGCTGATGGAAAATATCTCATTCGTGGATACCATCTTAAAGGATGGTCAATATCAAATGGTGGTAATATTGAGAAAGAGTGGCGTATGTTTCGAGCTGATAGAATTCTGAATGTAGTATTTACTGGTGCATTCTTTAGACTTGCTCCTGATGGTTACAATACCTCAGGTGATAAAGCCATGTCAAAAATTATTGCGCAAGCTAATTTTGATAGTATTCGTGCATTACAACAGCAATTAATTCAAAAAAATACAATTGATCTTCAAGATCGTGTTGTATTACAAAAAATTAAAGATATTGATGTAAAAGATATCAATCATATCTTAAAATTATTTAAACCGTGGGACGGAAATGTTCTTCCTAAAAAAGATTCAAGCTCATTACGTATTACTTTTGCTAAACCAACTATTGGAACAGGTCAATGGATTGCACTTGTAGGCACTTCTATCGTACCCGGAAATACATTCAAGGTAAAGTCTAAAGGAGAAGAATTAGGTCTCTATAAGAGTGTTAAATGGGTAATGGGTGATGAACTGGATAAGTTATCATCAATTGAGCAACAAGTAGAATTCAAGACACTCCTTTTCTTAAAAGGTCGTTAATTATTTAAACAATGCCGAAACATTTGCTGTTCCTAAATTGACTTCTACAACACCAACATCCTGGTGTGTACCTTCAACAATATAAACGCGTACAGTGTACATGTTAGATGAAAGCTCAGGACAGTATCGTTGTATTTGTTCTTCAACCTCATTTTGAATTGTTGAAGCTGGAAACCGTGTCTTCCATAGATATGTTGGAATATCTGCACCAAATTCAGGATCACCAAATACTTCACCTTTTCTAGTAAAAAGAATCATGTGCAGCTTTGCCACTACACCATCAATAAATGACGTTGTTTCAGCAACCCCACTATTAAAAAGTGGATCCTTTTCACTACGAATGTAAATATCTGAAATATCTTGAGCCATTATACTGTTACTTTATAAGTATTGTTCTTATTATAAAAATTCTTGTGAAACATACAAGTAATTAATTTAAAAAGAATCTTGTCTGAATTTCTCTGTGCATTAAGTGAACCAACAACATTAAGATCGTTAGATGAATCATAAATCCATACAGGATCTCCTGTATTTAAAGTATTATTAATTAATAAATCAACAATTTGCTCTGTAGCTTTATCTACCGCTGTTTTAATATCAGCATTTTTAATGAATACACCATCACGTCCTTGACGTTCCATTGAGTGCATAGAGTGACGTAGATCAAGTTCAATCGTGATTTCCTTACTGATGGATCCAATCTTGCTCACAGCTGCAAAATCATTGTTTTCATTTAATGGGGTAACATAGTCGTAAACCATTTGTGTCGATGATGATACTGACTGATTTGTATTTTTATCGTAAAAAGTGATATGTAAATCTGTTTCACCAATTTCATCAACAATACCATAATATTTATCTTTACCGGCGTGTTGTCCAAGTATTGTAAAAACTTTGTCTCCTACTTTAATGTTTTTATAATTAACTGTACTAGAATATAAATCATATTTATTATTCTCATTCAGTTGTCGAAATTGGTTAAGTGTGGTAATCATTATTTTAGTTTATCTATCTTTTTTGTTCCTGGATCAATATTCCAGAATGTACTTTTTGTTGCAATCTTTACAGTTGGTTGCATATCAGCATTTTCACCCAGTTGACCTGAACGGAATACACCGTCTTTCATTACACAATCCATTAATCCACCATCAAACATACACCCAGTAAGAACTGACCATTCAGTTGCCTTACAGTTCATAAGTTTTGAATTCATTATACGACTTTCATAGATGTTTGTATTATATATATGAGCTTCTTCAATATCACTATCTATTACATCACAGTTGTGAAATGTTGCTGATTTAATTTGACAATTAATAAAGTCAACACCCTTAATATAGTAAATATCTGAAATGGTTGCTTCTATGATCTCCAAACGACTTGTTACTGAGTTATAATTGATAGTTGCATTTTTAATTGTATCACAGCCTTTAATCACATCAAATAGTTTACTTTTAAACTTATCCCACATATTTTTTACTGTTGTATAGTCGTCAACTAAATCTACAACAATTTTCATTCCATCTATGTTTGCTAAAAATTCATCATATGTTTTATAACGTTTTAACCAATTAATATTATCATCAAGATAAGAAGAAAGTCTAAGCATATCTTCTTGAGTAAGTTCGTCTGTAATAGCTGATCGTGTTTGTAAAATAAAATAATCCATGAGTGCAAGAATATCTTCACTCTTGTTATGATAGTCTGCTCCACCAATATAACGAAACTCAAGGTAATTCTTCCATTTTTTTTGAAAATTTACACCGTAATATTTTGTATCATCAGGTAGTGAAAACCCACCCATAATAGAATTTATTGCACCATCCGTATCAGTAAAACCTTCAAAAGGTACAATCCATTTAATTGATCTTGCATAAATATTATTACGACGTGATGGAAATTTCGAATAAATGAAATCTTCATCAAGTGATAATATCATCTTAATAACATTCAAATCTTTGACTTCCATATCTTCTAAAGATATATTGATATGAACAGAACAATGCTCATCTGTATAACCATTTTTCTTAATAAATTCAAGCATTTTAATGATTGTCATTCGTGCATCCATCCATGTCATTGGACCGGTAATTAACTCCACCATTTCAGATCCACCCGAAAAATCTGGTTCAATTTTAAATGTTTTATCGGTAACCTCAAATGCTGTATGGTAAGCATTAAAACCCCAAACTTCTACAGGTTGTAGAGCAATGTTTAACATCTCAACAGTTTTTACATAGCTGTGATTAGAAAAAAACTCAAACTCTATACCTACCTTGGCTTTCGAAAGTTCTTTCCAAGCATTCATGAAACGACTGTTGAATGTATCCATACCTGTATATATGAAAATGGGTAACCTAAGTCACCCATTTTTATTTTTTCAAATCTGTAAGCATCATTGCTCGATCTCTAATAGCATCTTTTAGACATGCATTAGCTGTATCTGAATCGAACTGAACCTTATCTATTGTTAATTTTCTATATAGTCTATTATAAACAAATGTATAATTTTCCTCTGCTGTATTTAAGTACTGTAACAAATCTGTCGCAGTAACACCACTTTCAAGGTAATCATCAAGTACATAATTTATGCAGACATAGATTGCATCTGTATTCATATAGAATTAAGAAAATTTAGAAGCTAACATATGAAAAAACAATGCTTTTTCTTGGATTGACATATTTGTTGATTTTTTTTCAGCAAGATCAAAAATATCAACAACTTGTTGTTTAACGTCTTCTTCAGAATCTTTAGCAATAATAGGTTTTGTTTTAATTTCAACTGACTCAACAACAGCTTCAATATTTTGAATATCATAAGGTAGTTGCATTTTTAATGATCCGTGTTGTAAATATGATGATGAATCAATCATATTTTCAAGATCTGACATACAATTATCAACATGATAACCAGCATCACCTTCGCTTGAAGCTTCAACAGAACCTTCAACAACTACATTAACTGTAAATTTATACGTTCTTAGAGATTCATTCTCATTTACGTGATCTGTAAATTTTTTCATTATTTATCTTCTATCTTATTTATTATTTCTTCTAGTACTGATGAAACTTCTGCAGTAAGTTCAATAAAATACTCGTCATTACCATCATTTTTATAGTACATCAATTGTTGAATTTCAAAATCGACACTACCATCATTTTCTGCAGGATTTTCATTTGTTTCTGGTGATGTTTCCCAAAAATTAGCATGATAATTTGATGTAACAACTAATGATACTTTTAAATCATCATTTATAAACGATGTCTCTTGTGTTGTTGTTTTATCATTTTCAAGATCTTTTACATATGGAATTTCATTTGCATATACATACCAACCGTCTCCAAATTCAACTACTTCAAATGTTCTATTAGGAACATTTGAATAGTTTGTTGTACGTTTTGTACGTGGCATTTTATACGCTTTAGCAACAACATTAACAAATGCTTCAATATCTTTTAAATGTTTAAGAGCTTCTAATTGTGCCTGAGTATTATCATCACTAAATTGCTCAAATGTTTTAATAACATATTCACGCTTTTCAGAAATAAACTTTGGGCTTGTTTTAATAGCTGTGATAATTTCACCCATGTTATCCTGTATAAATGTTGCAGATAATTCAGCAGGTGTATTTACAGGATCAACAAAATAGTTTTGTAAGATTTCAATTGCCTCTAGTTTATCAATATTCATTCCTGCCATGTAATCTACATAGAGTTGAATATCATTATATCTTCCGTCCATCTAAGGAATTATTTCATTTTTTTATATATATCAAACAGTTGAAATCATATATCGAATTCACCAAAATCCATATCATCAGTATCTTGCTTGAAAGCCCCCGTTGTATAAGATATAATTTCTGTTTCCTGTGGAGCTTCTTGAACAGCATTTCCACCAATCCAGTTACCAATCCATCCAATAGGATTTGCTACTTTTTCAAAAATTGGTTCCATTTTGATAATCTTCATACGCTGATTTGTTAAATACTTCATATACTGAATAAGAATTTCAGCATTTAGACCAATCATTGAACCATCTTTAAACAAATATCTTGCCCAATCCATTTCTTCTTGAGCAGCGTCGCGGTACATTTGTGCTGTAATATCTTTACATTCAGCAACAACCTCATGAAAACCTTCACTAGCATCTTCAGCCATGATTTTCAAAATAAGTGATGAAAATCCCATATGCAAGTTCTCGTCACGTGCAATAAGTGATATGATCTTTGCATTACCTTCCATCTTCTTATTCTGTGCAAAAGCAAATGAGCAAGCGAATGAAACGTAAAAACGAATACCTTCAAGAATGTTGATAGATACAAGTGTTAAATATAATTTCTTTTTTTGATTGTGAATTGTATCATCTGGAATTGCATTAATCAATTCATCATAATATTTTGTTACCGACATTGCACGATCAAGTATACGTTGATCAGTAAGAACTGTATCAAGTACTTCAGAAGGATTTGTATAAATCTGTTTGATGATGTAGGTATAAGAATACGAGTGAAGAGTTTCCATGAATTCCCATGCTTTAGCAAACGCTTCAACTTCTGGATTTGTACAGTTCTCAAGTAAATGCGAAATTCCACGTGATTGAATTGTATCAAGCAAAATCTGGTATTTAAGGTTGAGTGTGAATACAACTTGTTGAAATTCAGGAAGTGAATTAAAGTCCATCTTATCCTTACTCAAGTTAATTTCTTCTGGTCTCCACATGTAAGCAAGTTGTTGCTTGAACATGTTGAAGATCTTCTCATATTTTGGGTGATCATATCTTTGAACCCCCAAACCATGAGGACCAAAGAACATCGGTTGTGAACGCGTGTCCTCAGTGCTTGTATTTATTATCGATTTCATATCTTATTTGTGTTTTGATTATAGACTAGAATGCACTGAAAGTCTGACCTTCCAGTGCATTTATTGGTATTAGATAGAGCAAGCACCTCCTGCGCATGTTTCATCTGTACCCATATCATCAAGATCATCAGATTTTTTATCATCTGTGTTGGCATAGTAGATTGTCTTCAATCCCCATTTGTAGCTGTTGAAAATGTCAGTCATTACCGTCTTCAATGAGATTCCCTCAGCTGAGTACTCATAGTAGTGGTTTGCACTAATGGATTGATCAATCCATTTCTGAATGAAACCAACAATTTTTGTATAACCATCATTAGATCCCATTTCAAATGCTTTTTGATATTTGTTTTTCAATCGAACAGACTCAGGAGCAACTTGTTTTACAACACCTGTTTTAGAACGTTTTGTAGTGATGAGTGATCTAATTGGTTCAATACCATTTGTAGCATTTTGAACTACAGCTGATGATTCTGCTGGCATAATAGCTGATAATACAGAATTGCGTAAACCTGCACCGTATTGTAATTCATATCTTAATGCTTCCCAATCACAAGAATATGGTCGTTTACATAATTCATCAAGATTTTTATTATATCGATCAATTGGTAAAACACCTTGTGAATATGTTGTTTTATCATACCATTCACAAGCACCAAATTCTTTTGCTAATTTGTTTGATGCTACTAATAATGAATATTGAATTCGTTCAAATAATTCATCAACTTTTTCGAGAGCCTCTGGATCAGTATATTTTAAATCTTGTTTAGCAAGCCAATATGCAAAATTAGTAACACCAACTCCTAAACTACGGCGTTTTAACATTTTTCTTGATGCATTAACTGGATAATCTTGGTGTTCAATTATAAAATCAAGTAATCGTACACAATATTCAGAACATTTATCTAGTTCTTCCATTGATTTTATATTTCCTAAATTAAGTGCTGCAAGTACACATAAAGCTATTTCACCTTCAGATAAATGTTCAGTTGATGGATCGTGGTCGATGTCATAAATTGATGTTAATTCTTTTGTTACTAAACATATTTCTACACATAGATTTGACATACGAACACGTTCAATGAATGGTGAATTAGAATTAACATTATCTATATTCATGATATAGATTCTTCCAGTTCCAACACGCTCTTGGGCTATTAAATTCATTAATTCACGTGCCTTAATCGTCTTACGTTTTATTTTTTTATCATTTTCATATTTTACATACAATTCATCGAATTCAGCATTATCACCAAAAGCATCGTATAAACCTGGAACATCTGCTGGTGAAAATAAAGCAACATCTTCATTTTTTATAAAACGTTGAAAAATTAATTTTGATAATTGAATACCATAATCCATGTGTCGTACACGATTATCATCAGTTCCTTTGTTGTTCTTCAATATAACGACATCTTCAATTTCTTGGTGCCACCAAGGAAAATAAATTGTTGCAGATCCTTTACGAATTCCACCTTGTGAACATGAATGTGTAGAGCTCTGAAATTGTTTAAAAAATGGAACAACTCCAGTATGTATAATTTCACCTCCACGAATCTCACTTCCAACACCACGAATTCTACCGCCATTAAGTCCAATACCAGCACGCTTAGAAACATATTTAGTAATTGCAGTATTTATGTGACAAATACTATCCAATGAATCACCAGTTTCTAATAATACACATGAACTATACTGTCTATTTGGTGTACGTACACCAGCCATGATCGGTGTAGGTAATGATATTTTTTGCTGTGATATGAGATCATATAACTCTTTTACATGTTTTAATCTTACATCATGATCATAATTCATAAATACTGTCATCGCTATAAGCATAAAAGCATATTGTGGCGTTTCGTAAATTGTTTTAGTTTTTCTGTGCTGAACCAAATACTTATCCATCAATTGCTGTAATCCAGCGTGTGTGAAATCATAATCACGTTTGTGTTTCAGATACAAATTCAATACAGAAACTTCTTCTGTTGTGTATTTCTCAAGAATGATTGGATCATATACCTCACGTTTAATATTGTTAACAATCACATTCCATAAATGTGGCATATCTGTTTTTACCTCGAATACTTCTTTACGAAGAAGATAGTTTAAAAGATTACCAGCCACATATTGATAATTCGGTGTACGCTCAGATATCATATCAACAGCAGATGTAATAAGTACATTGTGTATTTGACTTGTTTTAATTCCTGGAAAAAATTGAATTTCAGCATTCATAGCCACATCTGATGCTGAAACACCAGCAAGACCTTCTGTTGCCCATAAGAGCACCTTATTAATTTTTTCCGCATCTAATGGTGTTTTTTCACCGTTTCGTTTAGTCACTTTTAACTCCATAGTTGTTATTATGTTTTAATTATTGTAGTCTTATATATGTGTTGAATTCCTCAAAGTTTGAGTTCACACCTCTGCATTATGTGGTCAAAAAATATTATTAGTATATTTCAATATCGAAAATTAAAAAGTGTGCCACATATGTAATACATGCATACGTATTAGACAAATGCTATGGATTTTGATATATAATAAAAACATTTTAAAAAAATATTTTTCAAAAGCATACCACGGATTAAATATTTTACCTATATTCGTATCGTTCAATTAATAATTAAGATTATGTCTCAGAAATCACAAGCATTAAATTTTCTCGCTTTTCTTGAAAAAGGAGCACATACTAAAAAAGAAGCTATTCAATTGTTTGTTAATAGTAATCCTGAAGCAAATGTGAATAACTTCAAGTTCTATATGAACGAAGCTGTTAAAACTGGTGAATGGACACCAAAAGTAGAAGAGGTAACATCATCAATTCTTGGTCTTCCAGCGATTAAAGAATCAAATGTTGTTCCATTTAAAGTTACAACAGTAGATCCAACAATTCTTCGTGATGAAAATTTTAAAGCATTCAAAACGGGAACAGCAGTCGATCGCATTGCTTCTAAACGTGATGGTGTCATGCCTGGTTGTGTATATGTAGTTCCTGGTGAATCAGGTGCAGGAAAAACAACAGTTTGTGTAAATATTGCTACTTATCTTAAAAGAAACAATCCTGGATTTACGGCTGGTTTTATTTCAGCTGAAATGGTTCTTGAAGATTGGACTGATGAAGTATATGACAATAAGGATCTTGCAGATCTTGAAACAATTTTCATGCTCGATTACCTTGATGCTGATAACTACCTTGATGTACTTGTTCAAGCATTGAGTACATGGAATTTTATTGTTCTTGATTCGTTTGAAGTTATTCTTGATCAAATTAAAGAGATTAAAGGATGGACAGGAAAAAAAGCTGAAGCATATCTCATCAATATTTTACGTCAAGCAGCTGATGAAAGTCGTTGTACAATTTTCGCGATTCAACATTTCACTAAAGGTGGTACTTATGCAGGATCAAGCAAATTAAAACATATGCTTACAGGAATGTTGTATGTTCGTTTTGATGAAGGCGGTGAACGTTACATCGAGTTTGCTAAAAATCGCCGCGCTGGACATATGGTTAACAAACGTCTATACTTTACAAAATGTAAAGAAACTGGTAAATTATTGTTTGACGGTAACAAATTTGAAATGCATGAAGCACAACGAGAATTTTCTGTGTCTGAGGTTAGTAAAATCAAAGAAGAAGAAAATGAATTTGATGCATTATTAGAGCAAGTAAAACTTCGCGAAACTGAAACTTCTGTATTAGTTGAAGCATAAAAAGAAAAAAAATCACATCAAATGTTTTGTGTGTGATTTTTTTTTCTATATTTGTATTGTAAAACAAACAATTAAACACATTTAACGTATAAAAATTATGAGAAGACACATTAGCCAACACGTAGAAGCAAAAACAGCAGAACAGTTCTCGACCTTCAAACAAGGAGCCATGAATAGCGGAGTTGTTCGCAAGGTTGTTTTTCTTAATGAAATTGTTATCGTAAATGAAACCACTATTATGGTTAAGGGTGCTAAATTTGGTATGCACGCTGAAGCATTCAAACAACTCGTAAAATTCATTGGACTTGATAGTAAAATTCTTGAGTCTATTGAAAAATCTCTTGGTGAACAAGTTTCACAAAAATTGCTTGATGTTATGAAACATGCAATCATGAGTCGTGATATTGCAAAACAACAAGTTTGTCTTTTGGTAAATACAAAAACAATTGAAATTGTTGGAATCAAAAAACGTGCTGAGGGAGTTCTTTCAAATAATGCATTCTTTGATTTGTTTGAACAAACAATGAACAACCATACAGGAATGCAAATCAAAGATATGTCAGTAACACCCTCTGGCGGAATTACAATCTCTGTAACAAACACCAATTGGGAATTTAATGTACCTGGAGTTACTGATGAAGTATTTCAATCAGGTTTGACATTCATCAATATGCACGATAAAACTATTGTTGTTCCATTTAATGAGCGTTTGACTTGTACAAATGGTATGGTAACAGCAGAAAATGGTTTGGCTATTACATTGACTGATGATAAAGCCGGAAGTCTTGAGGCATTCTTCTCAGCAGTTACAAAAATTCAACAAAATTCTCAATTTGAGGATGAATTTAAAGCACAAATTCGCAAATTGATGTCTACTCAAGCATCGTATTCTGAAATGCTTATGTGTCATAAAGCATTGGTTTATAATGTCCAAGATGAAACAAATCTTGAAGTTGCTGAAACAATTGAATCATTCATTCCAGTACGTGAAATGAAACAAGCTTACCTTGCTAAGAATGTTGATCTCAATACATTAAAAGCATCAACACACAAAACAATTCGTACAATGCTTACAGGTTGGGAACTTGTTAACGCTCTTACAGACGTTGCATCTCACCCTCAACGTGAAGGATTGAATTTGAAATACGGAAACTCAATCTTCGAACTTCAAAGAACTGCTGGTAGACTTGCATTCAAATCACCGTTAGATCTTGAAAATCGAGTAATTCAACTTTTCTAACAATTATTAATTGAACACTTTTAATTGTTAAAACCCGGACCAATTGGTCCGGGTTTTTTAGTATATAAAAAGAAACGATACATTTCTGAATGTTTACTAATATACATCATTGGCTTCTTATTGAATCTTTTACACCATCAAAATTACGCAGTCCTGAATCAGTAGTTGCTCCAGAAAATCTAAAGGATATTGATTGGAAAGATTTACAGATTGTTGAACTTGGTGATGATGGAAATAATATGATCAATCTTGGTATTCAATTACCAGGTGAAGACAAACCAAATGATGGTATTGTTCTTGATATTCAAATGATACATGATGAGTTATACCAACCACATATGTTCTTCTCAGCTGAAATGCAAGGTGGTGGACTCGGTTTCAAAGTCCTTCTTAAATTTATTCATGAGTTTGGACACTTCTATTCTGGTGACGGGCGCCAACAAAATAAGACACAGATTCCTGTAATTTTTGATAAGTTAAAAGCACAAGGTGATATTGATGCATATCGGTTACCACATGGTCATTTATTTATATTAAAAAGCAATCCTGACCGTAACTATTTGGTCAATAAATACGTAAATAAAGAGAAAAAGATGATTACAACAATAGATGAGTTCTGCTCTGTAAATGAATCTAGTTCTGAACCAAGAATGATGTCTTTTATCATTCCTGAAAAGAAAAACTGGATCGAGCAGGGTGAAAATGTAGGTATACGTTTCATGGGAAAAACATATTGGATTAAAGAATCAGATCGTAAATTTTTTGAAGACAATATTGGTAACTCTATTGGATTTAAATATTTTCCTAGTGCAATGTATGTTGAGATGCCAACAGTATTGAAACAAAACATTGTAGCAAAGACTGAATCATTTATATCTGAGTCTGATCTACGTAACTATTCAACATTAAATAAAGTCCATCATCTTTTAAAAAATGATAAAGTCACTGTTTATTATTTTGGACCACATGATACTCCTGATACAGCATTAAAATTTGATGCAAAAATTGTTACACCGCCATACATCTCACGTAACAATGTAGAAGCTGTAGTTAGATCCATAGATCCAACAGGTGAAAAATACTTAGGTGACGGAGTTGTATGGTATAAACGTGGACGTTGGGTACATGTTGGAAAATGGAATACCCGAAAAGTAAATAAGAGAATACTACGATGATTACAACAATAAAACAATTCAAACGTATAAATGAAAATCACGATGGTGTTGCTGCAAGCATAATTAGTAGATTTAGTAACATTTCAACCATTGATGAGGTTCGTGCATTCTTCAAAGCATTAATAGATGAACTCAGTTTATCATTTCACCCAGATGATTCATTTGACGGATATGGAAATCATGTTAATGGTCAATGGGTTGATTTATTTACACCAGAAGAAGCTACACAACTTGATGCAATTATGCAACAGTGTTGGAAAGTTTGTTACGATAATAATACTGATATTTATACAATAGGTATGATACTTATGGGATATGAACCTGAAACTGGTACAGACACAACAATCGACCCTGCTGATATACATATTTACAAAAGTGTATTGGACATTCAATAATACTCAAACCATATATAAAAAAAAGATATTTTAAACATAATGTTCACATCAATAAATGAATGGAAGTCTCTAAATGAGATGAATCAACAAGAGATCAAATTATCATTTAATCTCAATACACCATACAAATGGGGACCTGGATGGACAGGAACACCAGAACAACATGAAGAGATGGATGGAATAGCTGCCGGTATAATTGGTATGTTACAATTACAAGATAAACATAATGAATGGAACGTTCCTGAAGCAACTGGAACTGGTATTGTGCAATATGCATATCTTCACCCAATGGAATATGTATTCAGACTCAGTGAAAACGATCGTGTAACAATAGATAGAATTATCGATGTAGTAAAAAAGACTATAAGTATGACAGACTTTGTTAATATTGAAAGTATCAAACTGAAAACGCCAGAAGGTTATACAACATTATAAAGAAAGGACAACAATTGTTGTCCTTTTCTATTAAACAACTTGTGTTTAAATATGTATAATCACCATGACAAAATCAAACACATTAGACACAAAATACCTTGATCTGGTACAGGATATCATTTCAAATGGTTATGACAGCGGTGATCGTACTGGAACCGGTACACGCAAACTTTTTGGTAAGATGATCAGACATAATATGTCTGAAGGCTTCCCACTCCTCACATCAAAGAAGATGTTCTTTAAAGGTGTATTCCATGAACTTATTTGGTTTCTAAAAGGAGACACAAACATCAAATACCTTGTAGACAATAATGTTTACATCTGGGTAGGAGACTGCTACAAAAAATACGCAACACTCTGTTCAGCTAACTCAGATGAATTCAATGAATGGATGCGTGATAATGGAGATGGAACACTTTCTATGTTTACCCGTGATGAATTCATTGAAAAGATCAAGACTGATGATATCTTTGCTGCAAAGTGGGGTGAATTGAATAAGGTTTATGGCGCAGAATGGGTAAACTGGCGCGACCAAGTGAATCAAATTCAGGAACTTATTGATACACTTAAAAACAATCCTGATTCAAGACGTATGCTAGTTACAGCATGGGATCCGATCAATGTTGCAAAGGCAGTTCTTCCACCATGTCACTATGCTTTCCAGGTATTTACACGTGAACTTACCTTAGAAGAACGAAAGAACATTTTCTTTGATACAAAAAATAATTATTACCATCCTCATTATGATAATGATACACGTAGTAATTTGAACAGTTATGCGATTGCTGACGGTGATTTATTTTTTGAAGATCTCATGAACGAACCGTCTATCAATGTTCCAAAGCGTTCAATATCATTGATTTACAATATGCGTAGCGTTGATATTGGGTTAGGAATTTGTTTTGATGAAGCACTATATGGCTTATTATTACAAATGATTGCACAATGTGTAAATATGATACCAGAAGAACTTGTGTGCTCACTTGGGGATACACATCTTTATAATAATCATATCGAGCCTATCAAAGCCCAATTTAAAGCTGAACACTTTGATCTTCCTATTGTATCACTAAATCCTGACGTTACGGACATCTTCCAATTCAAGTTTGAAGACATCACTGTTTATAACTATCAATCAAGTCCAGTAATAAAATTAGAGCTTTCTAATTAAATTATCAAATAAATTAGTATATTTGTGGTATGTGTGATACAAAACATACCATATATCTTAAAATGTGCATGGAGCTTGCAGAGGCATCAAAATGTCGCAAGCTCCATGTTGCATCACTTATTGTGCATAAACACAAGATCATTGCAACTGGTGTAAATGGAACTCTTCCAGGACACGAAAACTGTTGCGATAAATTTGCTCATCTTACAGATGATGAATTTGTAAATGCACATAATGGCTGGTCGAGTAGAAATGAAATTCATGCCGAGATGTCTGCACTTCTTACTGCTGCAAAATCATCTACTGAGATCAAAGAAGACAGTATCATGTACTGTACACATGAACCATGTGACAATTGTGCTAAACATATTGCTTATACAGGAATCAAAGAAGTATACTTTATTCATAAATATCATAACAATCTATCTGATAATATTTTTGGTTTGACTCTAAAACAACTTTCAATTTGATATATAAGTGAAAGATTTTTTTACTAATGTTAACTAATATAAACGAATTTAAATCGGAAGCCCATAAATTTTGGTGGAATAGATTAGGACAATCTACAAAAATTGATATTTGTCGACGTTCTAGTTCTAAAGTTAGTGGGCTTAGTGGTTGTGGTTTATCAGATTTTAATCCTGATAAACTTTCAGATCATACAATTAAAGCTCTTTATAATTTGAATCATTAAATTTATCAATTAATATATAAGTGAAACCGTCAATTTGACATGATCACTTCTATTGATAAATTTCGTCAACTTAATGAGAATCAGCAAGCTGATTTACAGCAGCTTGCATCAGAAATAAAACGTACTTATCCACAGTGTCGATTTAGTATTCGAACATCATACAATACTATTCGTATTGCAATTATTTCTGCACCTATAGAATTACGTCTTGATTCATCAAGAACAAACGAACCAGTAAATCATTATTACATCAAATCAAATTATGCTGATATGCCTCAAGCACAAGAGTTGCTTCAAGGTATTGCAGATATTGCTCTTCGTAATAATCGTGAAGTTTCACATGATGGTGATTATGGAAGTATACCCAATTACTATGTAACAATGACTGTTGGTGAATGGGATAAACCTTTCACTGTGGCTGGATCAACTGTTACACAATTACCTGTTGAATCAACAAATGAAGCAGCAATGAAAGAACATTATGTTCTTTTTAAAGGTGATGATGTATTAGGTGGTTTTAATACTAAAGAAGAAGCATTAATTGCTTTTGCACAACAACCTAAAACGGTTAATAGATGGAGAGAGCAAGCACAGCTTTACAAATTAATCAAAGAAAATAAAATTGTTCGCTGATGAGAATCATATACACACAACAAGCCATTCCAAATCAGATAAATAAATCTATATTCTTAGCTGGTCCATCACTTCGTCCTGGACAGGATGGAATATCATGGCGTATAAATGCTTTAGAAATTCTTCGTGTACTTGAATACGATGGTGTTGTGTTTGTACCTGAATCTGAAGATGGAAGTTTTGATGATAATTTCAACTGGAAAACACAAGTCATGTGGGAGTCGAAATGTCTACGTATGTCTGACAATATTTTATTTCACATTAATCGTAATATTGAATCTGGATTATTAGGTCTTACAACAAATGATGAATGGGGATTTTGGAAGGACTCAGGTAAATGTGTACTTTCTATTGAATCTGGAGCAGACAAAACAGATTATCAAGAGTGGTGGGCTAAAGAACTTAAAGTTCCGACATTCAATGATTTATTTAGTGCACTTCGTCATATTATAAAGATACAACAAGATGCACCACGTGTTGATGGTGAACGAATGATACCACAAGAAATTTGGTTGCTTGATCAGTTTCAATCTTGGTATAAACAATTAAAAGCAAATGGAAACTGGATCAGTGATGCTCGAGTTTTAAATACCTATCGCATTCCTTCAAACAATAAAATATTTGCATTTTCTCTTTGGGTAAACGTTTTTATTCGTAATGAAAATCGTTACAAAAATAATGAATTTATATTCTCAAGACCTGATATCAGTTCATGTGTGATGTATTATCCAAATAATAATTTGATGGATACAGAGATTGTTCTTGTATCTGAATTCAGATCACCAGTTAATAATACAAAAGGCCTTGTTTATGAAATACCGGGTGGTTCCAGTGTGAAACCTGGTGAAGATCCAATGGCTGTTGTTATTGAAGAACTCAAAGAAGAAACAGGAATCGGCGGGATGAATCTTGCACGACTTGAATACATTAGTGCACGTCAACTAGCAGCAACAATTCTTACACATAAATGTCATTTGTATGGTTATACTATGTCTGATGCAGAGTATATAAATGTTAAGAACAATGTAGGTAAGATTTTTGGAAACGAAGCTGACACAGAAAGAACAGAACTACATATTTTTACACTGCAAGAGATTATAGATAATGATTATATTGATTGGTCGAATCTTGGTATGGTAATGAATGTATTAAACACAACAACTATAAAAAACAGTCCTAATGTATAATGTATACAACAATCAATGAATTTCGTACAAATGAAAGATATGACAATCATAATAGAGTAATACCGCGTGATTTCTTCAATGAATCTAAATTATTGAAGTGTATGGGACAGCTAGCTTTAAAAATTCTTGATGGTAGAGTTCCTGAAGGAATAACTATTGAGATAGAAGAATCTGGTGAAGCTTTCAATATTGCTTTATCTAATGAATATGATTGCTTATATGTTACAAACTATCCAATAACAGTTAATGGTGAAAATGTTTTTTTTGGTACAACATATAATTCAAAAGCTTTGTACCCTATGGTATGTTATGATGATGATGTAGAATTTAATGTATTTGATGATCAAGGTAATTTTACAAATAAATTTATTGAACAATTTGTAAATCAAACAGAAAATGTTCAGGCATGATAACAACAATCAATGAATTTCGTGCAATTAATGAGATTGGTGAAGGTACGAAATCATATAATTATACAATAGAACCATCACCTTTTGGTGGATATTCTGGATTTTTTATTACTGAACGTAATGAAGAATATGAAATTTATATGACACATACGTACACACAAGATGGTGAAAAAACAAATATTTCATTTGATTTAAAAGGATATGATCATGAAGCAGATAAAGAAACTAATACACATGATCAATATCGTATTATGACAACAATTATATTAGTTGTAAAAGATGTATTAAAAAGAGAACCAGGTATTAATATTATTGAATTTGAGGCTAAAGAGAAAAAAATAGGGTCAACAAATCAACGATTAATGTTATATCTAGCTTATGCTAAAAAACATCTTGGCCCAGAATGGCAAATATTAAAAGGTGTAAACTCCGCAACAATTATAAAAGGAAAACCAGGTTTAGAATATACAAAGAGTATTGATTCATTAAATGATGAATCAACTAATGAAAGTCTATCATTTCCAGCAGCACATGGCATCAACCAGGAAGTTGCTGTTGTTGATATTGATGGTAATCTCCAATACAGTGGAAGGGTGTCAAAGGTATCATTCACTGCACAGAAAGTTTTCTATGATGTAGTAAGTGATTATGACGGTACTATTGAATGTGATATTGATTCAGTATTTGTAGAACGTTCTATTGGTATTATTTCTGAAACTGAAATGGAAGAGATGTTTGGTAAAGAAAAAACTGAAGAAATTCTTACACGTAAAAATGAATCTAGGGCATCAAATTTACAATCTACAAATCTTACATATAAGAGTGTTGAACGTAATGACATTTTATGGCTTACGGTTATGCTAAAACCACGTAACTCAGCACCTGGTAACAGAATGGGTGAAATGGGTGTTGTTAAAGTTCGTGTACTTGATACTTTTTATGGTATGGATAAACTTAAACATTTGAAAGCAACAGATAAGATAATGTAATGCCAGATCCAATAGTAACTATAGAAGCATACATAACTGAACTTGGTAATAATTTTGCTATAGATGTGGCCAGTATTGTAAATTTTGTAAATGTTGTGAATTTTGTAAATGATAACAAATATTTTGATAATTTGCATATTGCTGGTCAGTTATTATTTATGAATACATTTTTGGAAAATTTACCACAAGCAATAATTGATTTTAAGACATCAATTGGTGATATCAAACCAGACGAATTAACTGGATTTGATATCAATAAATTATTATGCGCACTTGATTACGCAATTAATAAATTTCCAACTGAATTTGATGCTACATACTATAATGAATTATCGTCGCCAACAATTGGTACAAAATTCCCAGTTAATATAATAACTGACCCAAAAACACAAGTTGAATGGATTACACTTGTAAATACTAATACAAGTGATGGTACTGTTGAAAAAATAACTGGTGGTACGGGTTGGAACGCAAAAGCAAATTTTAAAATACCTACTAATAAACAATTTAAAATAGAATTTAAGTTAGCTGGTGTATATAGCGATTCTTTTGGCGGTGTTACATATGCTGATATTAATTCACATTACACTGATATTCAATATGCTATATCTGTTTCTGGTACATCATATTACCTATATTCTAATGGCACGAATTTAACATCATTTGGTGGTTATGTAGCAGGTGATGTGCAACGTATTGATCGGTTAAATAATGAAATTAAATATTATGTTAATGACGTTTTAAAATACACACTACCTACTTCTGGTGATGGTCCAAATTCTAATGGTTATATGTTATTTGATTGTTCAATTTATCAAGAAGGCGGACGCATAGAAAATATATTATTAACGTATCTATAAACTTATTCATTGATATTATTTGATTATGTTAAACAATTGGATATTTTTTTATAAAATGTATATGAATAATACACATAACTTAATTGGTGTCGATCCATCTATTATATCTACTGGTGTAGTGATAAATGGCAAAGCATTCAACTACTGCAGAGAATCAGATGCAAAGAATACAAAACTAACAAAGCTCAGCAAGTGGTTTGATTTATGTAAAGATGTCATTACTTATCGCTATATAAATCTTGATTATGTTGAAGGATACTCAGCTAATGAAATTCAAAAAATGAAATTGTATGATGCAATCACTACAATGATTCTTGAAGACATTAAAAAAGAAATTGATTCAACACTACCAACCAAGATTGCAATAGAGGGATACTCATATTCATCCGCTGCAGGTGATATAATCGACTTAGTGACGTTTTCTACGCTTCTAAGAAGGAAACTACTTACAATCACGTCAGACATCACCATACTCGCCCCAATGAGCTTAAAACTGGAAACATGCAAGCTTACTTACATACCTATTGAAAAAAAAATAGGCGGAAAGAATCCAAGAATTGAATATACATATCGATCAAAGCTTGGAATTGCTGGTGGATCTTTCACTAAACCAGACATGTACTTAGCACTCATTGAAAATGATAATCTAAATGATAAGTATTGTTCATTTCTTAAGGAACACAAGATGAGTATCATGTTTTTAAAAACAATCAAGAAACCTCTTGAAGATGTCAATGATGCCTATTTGCTTTACTTATTGCTTTTAAACAATCGTGTTGGTGTTTAATTTTATTATTTTTCATATATAAAATTAAACTTTATAAACACATGTTTGTATCAATAAATGAATACCGTAAATCAATAAAAGATTATCATAATTCATCAAATTATCCTTTAAGATTAGATAATTTTTTTGATGTTGCAAGAAAAGCTGATGATTTATTTGATTTAGATTATCAAGAATTAGGATCAGGTTTTACATACGTAGATGTTGATGGTGAGTTAAATAATGTTGTAGTTTTAGATGAAGATGAAGCTATGGTTAATGGTGAAAAAATGAATCTACAAGAATTTATTAACTTACTAACAGATAATCAACCAGAATTACTTAATGAATCTAGTGATTCTTCATTTTTTATAATGCATTCTAGACGTGCTATTGAAAAAGCAAATAATTTAGGGTTTAATTTTAATATTGAACAACATCGTAGTACAGTTTTATTTTATACACAACCAATTAATGTTGGACTTGTTGAATCTATAGAATATGAACTTTTCTATACTAAACATGGAAATAGTGGTAGCTGGCGAGTAATGTGTAAAGTAAATCATAATATACATGAAGCACAAAATGTAATAATAACAAATCAAAATATGGTTGATAAAATTTTTGTATGTATGTTTACTCTTGACTAATGTTCACAAAGATCTTAGACTGACAAATATTTGAAGCGAAGACAAATATTGGTGTTTAATTTTATTATTTTTCATATATAAAAGAAAACGTCATAAACACATGTTTGTATCAATAAACGAATACCGTAATTCACTAAACGAGTCGCAAATACCTACTACTTTTTTTGATGCTATTAGAGCCGCAGCGGATGCCTTTGATACTGAATATCAAGAATTAGGAACTGACTTTACATATTTTGATGTAGATGGCGAGGTCAATAATGTTGTTGTTTTAGACGACAATGAAGCTATGGTCAACGGAGAGAAAATGACGCTACAGGAATTCATTAATCTTTTGACAAACGACGAACCAGAATTGCTTTACGAAACAAAAGTGACTGAGATTAATGATTCAGCATTTCATGACGAATCACAGTATGCTATTTCTTTGGCTAATGAACATGGATTCAATTTTTCGCTTGATCAAAAAAATAACGCACAATACGTATATACATTACCTGTTAATTCTGGTAATATTGCATCGATAACATATAAATTATTACGTATTCCGGGACCACATAGACAATGGCGTATAAATACTATAGTCGAATTTGATAATGTACTTAAAAATCCATATAAATTTTTAGCTGGAACGCCACTGACAGCTCATGCACATGTTTGTGATTTAACTATTGCAATGCCAGAATAATGTTTACAAAAATTTTAGACTGGAAAATATTTGAAGCAAAGACAAAAAAGATGGGAGAATATGATCTTGTCATTGTCGATGTGCAAGAGCCTTTCAAAAAGTTCTTTGGTGATGCTTACTTGGAAGCATTAGAAGAGTATTGTGAAGATTTTAGTCGTGTATTTCAGATATACGATATAAACGATATTGACGAACCAGATTACCTCTTTCCAAATCAAACACTTACCATTACTAAAGAATATGGTGGTGAACTTAATGAAGAAGATGTGGAATACTATTTCACTGAACCAATGCGTGAATCAATTTATCAAAAATTTCAAACAGGATTTCAGGAACGTGATATGTTTGAAACTATTAATGGTGATTATTTTATTTATGTAGATGGTGCACATGAGTGGTTTATATGTACCGGAGAAATGGTAGATCTTTTCAAAGGTTTCAAAACAAATGGTCGTAAAATTATACTTGTAGGTGGAGCAGCAAACGAGTGTCTCAAGGACATCTACGTAACTATGCGAGCTTTTGATGTGAATGTTGAATACAATGCACAATATGTGTATTCATCTAAAGGAAGTCAATATCAAAAACCTGTATTAGAACGTATAGAAATTGATAATATTATTAATGCATCAATTGGTACAAAATTACCCGAGAGTGATATTTATCAGTATGTTCAAAATATACATTCTGATTATGATGGAGGTTTTGTTGATGGTAATCTAGGTGAACGTATTGAAGAATACAACTATTATACTCTTAAGGATGTATTAATAAGTCATATAGATTTGGATCAATTTTACATTGACGATTCAATCGTAGATGAATATGAGGAGCAATTCAAACATTCAAATACGTATCCACCAATTGTTTTGGGTCACGATTTTAGTATAATTGATGGAACACATAGATCTAATGCATTAGCTCAAGCTGGTGTTACAACTATTAAAGCATGGGTTGGTAGTTACGAATGATCACAACAATAGCACAATATCGTTTCCTGTGTGAGTCTGTAGGTCAGATCAAATTTACAAATTTACACATTGATCATGCATACCAGCAAGATGATTTCCGTCTTGAAGCGCATGTTGGCAATCATCTTGTTGCTTACGCTGATTATTCAGAATACCGTGGACAGTATTCAATTAAAATGATTGAGGCACTTGTTAAAGGTCATGGGTATGGTAAAGCTATAATGCATGAACTTGCAAAAATGTATGGATATGAAAATATCACACGCGGTAATTTCACAGAAGATGGATTCAAATTACGTCAAAAGGTTGATAAAGAATTGGGATTTGATTATGATAAGTGGTTAGAATCAAAAAACAAACATCTTACTAAAGAGGAAACAATTGATAAAATTGAAAAAAAATATCCAAGTATTGCTAAGTTTATGTCAGATTTGTGTTTGTTTGGTAAAGATGCATGGTTAAAGTTAGATCGATCAGCTTCTAAACAATTAGACACTGATACTGATTTAGATATGAATGATATAGCTGATATAGCATCATGGATTAAAAACTCTGCAACAAATGACAATCCTACTGATGTAGATGTACCATATCCTATACGAGCAGATTTGAAAAAACTTATAGAATAATTTTAATATTTCTTTCATAATTACTAAACATTCATCTACCATAGTGGTATAATATATGTAAATAGAATTAAAAAGAATTAAAGGAAATTATGGCAACACAAGATGACGTTTTTAACCTGAAGAACAACGAGCAAGCAAGCACGTATCTTCAAGAAAAAAAATCTAACAGCGATGGTCTACTTAGACCAAAATTAGAAGAAGGACGCGATGGAAAACGCGAATTAGTAGTTCGATTTTTACCAAACCTATCTAAACAGGGCAAGATTGGTCCTACAGCAATTGAAAAGCACATTCACTACGCAAATTTTAAAGCAAATCCAGAACTTCAAGGTTACTATGATTGTTTAAAAAATGCAAATATCGGAGAAAAATGTCCATTGTGTGATGCATACTGGGCATTGAAAAACTCTAAAAATCCTGCTGAACAAGACAAAGCTGGACTTATTAGTCGAACAACTAAATACTATGCTTACGTATTGGTTGTTGAAGACAAACAAGTTCCTGACAACGAAGGCAAAATATTTATCTTCCCATTCGGATATAAAATCTTTGCTAAGATGAAAGCGATGGCTGAAGCGACACGTAAACCATGTCAAGTAGAAGACCTTATCCATGGTGCAAATCTTAACTTGGTTATCCAAGAAGTTGCTGGATTCTACAACTACGACGCATCTATGTTTGAAGCACCAGAGCCTATTGAAATTGATGGAAAAACTTTAAAAGTAGACGCAGACGGAACAATTTCTCCAAAAGAACGTCAACGTGTTGTTGATTTCCTTTTATCAAGAGATAAAGAACTTGATGAGTTTATGCCACAACGTTGGACAGAAGAACAACACCAAAAAGTATCAAGCATTATTGCTATTTTAACAGGTGTACCAGTTAATGGAAGTAACTTCAATAATGCTGCTCCAACAGCTGCTCCCGTTACTTCTGCAGCATTCTTTGGAGACGAAGATGACGAAGATGAACAGGAAACTCCTGCCGCAAAACCAGTAAAAGCTACAAAAGCTACAAAAGCACCGGCTGCTGTAGTTGAAGAAGTTGAGGAAGATATTGCATCTGAAAAATCAGTAGCTGCAGCTCGTAAACGCTCAAGTAAATTCTTTGACGATGAAGATTAATCATCATTAAAAAAGATGAAAAGACCAATCCAAAGATTGGTCTTTTTTTTTCTTAAGTTAACAATAACAAAAACGATAAATAACATAATGGATTTTTTAAATAAACCATACGTGCGCAGAGGTGCACCAGATTCTGATACATTTATACCCATCCAAGTAGACAACGGTTTTGTTGTTTTTGAAAATGGTGCACGATGTAAAGAAGAAACATTTAACACAGATTTTGTTGCGGTAGGTACAGTTAATGAATCTGCAAGTCATGTTGATATTATTAACGCTGAAAAAATAGATCCAGATGCATTTTTTATGGGATCCAGTGAAGCAACTAAAAAATTGATCATGGGACAAGTAGATAATCCAGGGCAAACAGCTCCACGTATTGTAAATCAACCAGGTGGTGTAGTTAGTATAGATGGTAATCCATCAGCATTAGCAAATACTATGTATGAAAATCCATATGAACGTGCTAATGTTGATGATACGACTTTAGGATCTACTCCCATGTCTACAACACAACAAATTGCTTTAACACCAGCAGAAACAAGATTACCTGAATATGATGTATTTGATCGTGTTAAAAAGTCTGAAACAATTGACATAAATATTACATTTAAGTTATCTCTTCCTAGACCAGAAAAACTTGATGCTATGAATGATTTATTTGAAACATCATTCACTGCTTATCTTGCCAAACAATACATTAAAGAAAATCTAGTAAAAAATCCTATTACTGTTCAAATGGCAATTAAAGACGCTATAGAAGAATGGATGGGAGAACAACTTTATGGTAAAACTAAATCAAAATCACGGGCTAAAGCTGGCGCAAAGAAAACTACAACACCAGTTAAACCACGTCGAAAACTAGTTACAAAGAAACCAGTAATAACTGATAAATCAACACCAGTTAATGATATATTGTCTACGCTAAATCAAGGTGCAATAGTTTATACAATTAACAATGATGAAGAGCTTGCAGAAATGCGTAAAAAACTAGTAGATTTATATGATAACAATCCACAATCAGATGATATTGTTGTCATAGAAGACGTAATTAATGCATATACTAATCCAGCATGAGAGTAAGAGATTTATATATTACAGAATCAAAACGTATCATTGATGAATACAACACAGTGATGAGTAAATTAGATCATTATAATGATTTACTTGCTGAACACAAGATCAAAGTTAATGAGATGTTAATCATTCTTGGAAATATTGAGTTATCAACAGATCTTGATAATGTAAAGGGTGCTAGAATTAATGCACTGATGTCAGACTACGATCGAATCACACTTGACTTGGAGACACATCTCAAACAATACATCAAGGAAATTGAGACTCTAAAAGAAGCAAGTAAAGTTGTTTATCAAAAGATAATGACAGAATATGCTGATGTTCCAGAGACAGTGTTACAAACACAAATAAAAAAACAGTTAGAAGAACTCTAACTGTTTTTTGTTTTATAACTGATTATAATCAAAGTTAAAATTATAATCAAATACACTCAAATTAACTGGATAGATATTCAGTTGTGGTTGGATAGTAATAGGTAAAGAGTATGATTTAATTGCTTTACGTGTACAACCATATCCTGAATGCCAATAGACCTCAACCACAAAGTATGGATCCACTAATTCATTAACAGTAAATCCTACTTGGTCAAGAACAGTTTTATAATCACGAATAATTTGAACATTTGGTAATCGATCAATTGATGTTTTTTCCCATACTGAACTTAATCCAGGTACTTGTGTATGTTGTGTAATAAGATTACTAACCCATATTGCATTGTTGTAAAAAACGTAGCTATCAACAAGATATGAAATGTTTGTCCATTGTTCTAATTGGAATGTACGAATCTTATATTCATACCAATTTTGTGGCGCAGCAGATGTAAATTCAACACGAATATCATAATTGTTTGAACCTTCTGTTACTGGCTGTAAATAACCAGACACATCAAAATCAATACTATCAGCATATTCCTCAACTCTGTAATTTTTTGTCATATATGTATCATGTTGGATAATGAAATCATTACGCATTTGGTACTTACCATTTATATCAGTAATTTTTGTACCAATTGGTATAATATTCTCAGTCAACCAACGCTTAAGACCTAACAATTTTACTTTGACTTCGTCAAGTGAATATGCATCAACAAAATTACCATCCTCATCAGTGATACGATAATTTAATGAAAACAAATTTGTTTTTCTATAGCCAGCATTACGAAGTGTTTCATATCCAACATTAGAATACGTATATCCAGCAACATCCTTGTTAAGTAAGTTGAGCAGTTCAAGATTAAAAAGTTGACCAAATTTCTTGTTTTCCGGGTCGATGTTTTGAAAATATTCAGTGAATGTCAAATCGTTGTATCCAAAGAAATTGATAGCCTGGATAACACTCTTGTATGAAGAAAGTGAGTTAAACAATTCACCATAGATTTCGATGAGTTCTTTTCTTTTTCTATTAAGTAAAATCCAGTCAACACCTTCTTCTTTGATATCAGCCTCACGAAATATAAAGAAATCTTGCATTTTAAGAATATTCAAGTTTCTGTTATCAAGATTAATTCGGTGACGTTCATCTTCATCCTCTGATTCACCATATACATCAAAATATGACACAACTTTAGGTAATACTGATACAGACACTTCTAAACGTCTATTGAGCATAATTGGATCACCATTGATATCTACAAAAGGCATAGTATTCTTAGGAACAACACACACACTTGTTTCATTTGTCACATTTACTGTAAAATACAATCTATTTGTTTGAACATCACTAATTGTAAATTTTAAACCAGCATTCTTTAATATTCCAAGTTGTTGTCCATCGGCATCCATATCTTTTGCTGTAAATACAACATCTTGTCCAGTTCTAAACCCCAGCAAACGTAAATCAATAGGTATTGATAATGATTGTAATTCAACATAATTTTCATTAAATACCCATAAATCATCAATAAGATTGACATCAGTAAGTAAAGTAAATTTAATATCTTCAACTAATTCTAGGTGAAGACGTGCTTTGTTCCAACCTTCAAACCCTGCACGATATCCAATAAATACTTGCATAGGGTCTGGCTCAATATCTCCATCAAATGCTTCATCCGTAAATGGTATTGTATATGATAACGTATCAAATATAGTTTGTTGCACAAGTGGATTACTAATTTGTGTAATATCTGTATTTGGTGTGAAATTCAATTGCAATTGAATTTCACCATCCAGTCCACAAAGTGGTATCGGACCGTTGTATGCTGGAAAGTATGGAAACGCTGGAACTAATTGTGATCCAGAGAAGTCATATAAGAAGAAATCATTGATTTGGGTATTGTACCAAGTCCATCTAAATTTAGCGCGTTCAGCGAGGTCTGTGGTACCCATACGTGGATAACGTATAAAGTAATCAGATACTATATTTATAGCAAATGCTAGTGCTTGATTCCAGAAAGATCCTTGATATGATAATGAAATACGTTGATCAGTAATAGCAACAACATTATATGATCTATTTTGTATATTCATAAACGCACCATTTATACTCAATTTCTGACCAACTGAATAATAAGATGAAAAATCATATAGACCTGGTGCACAAATAATTTCATTACCTGCTACTACACCACCGTTGTTCACTGTAGAATAGAGTGTTTCATATACAGCTACATCACCCATCTTTGGAAGGTAACCAAGATTATATGATATATCTAAACGTTTTTCTGGATCACGAACATCAATCTGAATGATAGAAGTAGCTGGAACATTTACTACAATAATATTCAATGAATCAAGAATTGGACCATGTGTTGTTACCCAGTCAGCAACAGTCTGATCATCATCAGTATTGAATGGTGTTGCATATTGAATACCATCAATTGTAATAATTAATTGTGATTTAATATTGTTGATGTTCGTATCCATGTAACGTGTTACACAGTTTGTTGCATCTGTATTAACAAGTGTGATAATTATAGGAACATTCGGATATGCTGCAGTAATACGAATTGTATCATTTACTATATTTGTTGTTGTATTGAGTATATCAATTCCAATTTTTGATAATTCTACTGTGTAACCTGCAACAAATGCAGCAAGTGTTGTTGCCACATCAGTAGTGAATGGTGTATAATAATTTCGTCCATTAATAATAATAGCAAGACCACTTGGATCAATAACTGAAAATACGATAGATCGTTGATAAACTGAACTGTGCTCTGTATATTCATGATAAATATCAAGTGATTCCTTAACACTAATTGGATAAACATCATATG